TTCGCGAGATCCTCTTTTGGGCGATCCTTCTCGCTGTACCGCCATGTGTACTTGATCAGGTTGCCTTTCAGGTAACCGCGGAACTCTTCCGGGGACATGCTGGCCTTGATGGCGTCGATACACTCGAGGTCCGGGTATTGCGAGTTGTTGCTAGCATAGTGCTTCGGCTTCGAGACTCGGTCCCAGTCTTCCGGTGTCGCTTCGTTCAACGATAAGTGATGATGTTTGCTCATGTAGATATTCCTCTGATCCGTAACGCTCAATGAACTGAGCTTTGTAAGGGTGGCGCGATACGCACATTGGCGTAGCTAAGCCGGCCCGGTGGTGGTTGGGGCATAGTGGTATTGTGTTTAAGTGCGCCCCCGGTTTGACCTTCCCTGAAATATGATGGACCTCGGCCGGCGACTTCACGCCAAGATGCAATCGACAAACGATGCACCCCAGCTGAACGATGGCATCCATCCATTCTTTCTCTTCCTTGGTAGCTGAGTGAGACTTCATCCCATCAACGTCCTCATTTCTGCCCGTGTGGTAGCCATCTCTGTCTGCCACGTTTTGAACGAAACCTCTGCCGCCAGTGCATTCTGCTTTGCTGCCGCAAGAGCTCCCTTGGCAGTGCCTCGAGCAACCCGCGCTTCGAACATTTCCTGCTGGTCGTCTGCCCACTTGGTCTGGGCCGCAACAGTCTTATGTCCGTGGTGATTCTCAGCCTGAAACATCAGCTTTGCGGCTGTGCGCTTCTCTGTGGCCTCAGCCGTGGCCAAAGCAACCTCCGCCTGCTGTACCTCAGCACCAGCATTGCGGATGGCCTGAGCAAAGCGTTCGTTATCCATTTGGATTCTCCTTCGAGTACTTGATGTAATATTTTGGACGGCCGGATCGGCGCTCGAGGTACTGACACGTTCGGTTGTCGAACTCGAAACCGACCTTGCCCTCATAGCCTCCGTTGCGGTTCTTAAGGATTTCGAGGTACACGTCCCACTGCTTTGTGAACTTTTCCTCTGGCTCCTCGCCTAGAACCCGGCACTGCTCTAGGTGCTCGACCTTTCGCTTGTTTTTCCACAACGACATGAACCCATCTGCCAGATCGGTGATCGACCCAGATCCTTTGACGTCGTATTTGTTTGGGGCTTTGTGTTCGTCTTCACCTTTCCGGGAGTGGGTAACCAAAAACACGGTAGCCCCAGTGGTCATCTTGAAGTTGACGACCTTTTCCACGAACTTCTGCTGACCCTCATAGTCGTCCTGCCTGACCATGTTGGTAAGTGAATCGATTACGAATACCGACACGCCATAACGACGGTATGCGTACTCAAAACATTTCATGAGGTCTTCGGGCTTTGGGGTGATGTTGTCGACGTACAGCCACAGGTTTGGGCCCATCCATTCCATCAGCTTTTGCCGGTACTCTTTGGGCGGCTCGGAACTGCCTCCGGCCTGCTTCATCATGCGACCCAGCGTCTGCTTCGGTGTCATCTCGAACGACGCAACCAGCACTTTTTGTCCCTGTTCGACAGCATTCAGGCAGAGCTGCCCAAGCCACATGCTTTTGCCATGACCGTTGATGCCGGTGATTCCCCACATCTCGCTGGGCCGGAACCGAATATCTTCCTCGTCCAATTTCAACCAGCCGGAACCAAACCCCTGTTTGTCGCTCACTGACCGATCAAAGTAGTCGTCGATCTCAGTCTCAAACTCGAACACTGATCTGAGCGTGTCCGGGTCTTGCCACCGGGCCTCGTCATACGCTGCCTCGAGCACGAGTCGTGCCTGCTCATAGCCTTGTTTCTGCAGGAGCTCGTTGATGTCCTTGGTCGGTAGCTTTACTCGATAGCACCGGTCACCCAAACGTTTCATGATTTCCTGTGCCGCTAGGTCACCTTGCTCGTCCATGTCGGTAGCAATGATGATCTCTTCAAACCGGGCAAGGTTCTCGTATTCGTTGGCGATCCAATTGGTTTGCTTGGCACCCTTGCCCCCGCCCATTGGGACGGACAGGGCAGGGAAGCCCAGCTCACCGCATGCTATGGCATCCCACTCACCCTCCGTGATCCACACCTTACGAGCATTCGCCGGCATAGCCTGCCAACCAAACAGTATGGGCTTCAGGTCTTTTTGAGTGGACGGGTTACCGTCATGGTTCATGGGCTTGGTCTTGAGAAAAATGAGCTGACCAGTCGTATCATGAAACGGGAAGACGACATCCAAACCACCCCGGGTCTCTGTCTCGTATATCTTGTACCTGAAACAGACTTCACCCATTTCCTTGAACCCACGTCCCTGCATGTATGCATGTATCAGGGTGTTGTGAGTCTGTATTGGTGGAGCAGGGGTGGTGTATTTTTTCTTTGCCGACTGCGAAATTTTTGGGGCGGGGCTGTAGTCACGTATCCCGTAGCGCTTAGCTGACCATTCCATGGCGTCAGTAAGTGAAAGGCCTCGACCATGTTGGATGAGATCAAGCATGTCACCACCATCACCAGTCGCAAAATCGATCCACTTGCCGGCCTTTTCACCGTGAAGGTAGACCGATAAACTTCGCCCCCTATCTCCCTCGATGCTGCCAACCTTGTAGCACCCGGACTCGATGATTCCCTCAGGAAACAACTCTTGGCATATTTGATGGGCATGCCTCCCTAGCTCTGATGAGAGCACACGTATATCCATTACTTAACCTCAGCAAGTAAGTCATCTGTTCGTTGTTTATTTTTAAATCGATTGAGAGAGTCCCAGTCTGGGCTCCCAATACGTTGCCACCCCCGGCTTACTGCGAAAGGGATGAGTTCCCCTAGATCAAAGCCATGCTTGGCCATGGTCTCGAAGTCATGCGTCTGACGAGTAACCGTCGACTTGCCCGGCTTTCGATTGCCGGCTTTGTAATCCCACCACTCTTGCCATGCCCGTTTAGGAATACCTTCAGGGCGGGAGTCCAATAGTTCTTCTTTCCAATGTTTCTTCTTAGTAGATGTTTCTTCTTCTACTATGTTTATTCTTAGGTGCTGATTTTCGACATGTCGATTTTCGACATCTTGATTTTCGACATCTTGATTTTCGATGTGTTGTTTTTCGTCATATACCTCCCAGTCAAATACGTGCTTGCCATGATCTATATAACGTATGCGTCGTATGTACCCGGAAGCTTCTAAGGTGTCTGCTATGTTTTTGATACGACCGGGACTGCACTTGAAGTGCTTGCACAGTTGTCGCTGGGTCACCCGCCAATCATCGATGTGGGTCAACAAGTATGCGAGGACACCAATCGCTTCGGGGGTAAGATCTGGATCACGCAGCAAATCGTTTGGCAACTTTGTGTAATGCCGGGATTTGTTGGCCGCGGGTTTGAAAATCATCAACTGCTCCGTGTGGTTCGCTGTAAAGCGCAGCTAACGATATGAAAAATCTTGTGATAGTGCAAATTTAATTATAAAGATGAGAACTATTCTCATATAAGAATTTTTTCAGTATACTGAAAGAACTTCACACGGATAAGATAAATGCATTATGACAACAAGAAGCGGTCCGAATACCTAAATAAACAATTAGATAAACGAGGAGTCGCGAGCTGGGGTCGCGCCTCTGAAATCGCTCGCCGTACCGGCTGCAGTAATGCCACTGCAGATGCATGGCTTAAAGGCAGCTTGCCTAAGAACATTCAGATGGGAATAACTTTTGCCGACGAATTTAGTTTGGACTTCTACGAATGGTCCACCGGAAAGTCACGGGGCGCTTTTATATCAGAATCTCGTCTCACTGAGCTGATTCATAGATGCAAAAATTTCGAAGACAAATACAATATTGATTTAAACGCAAAACAGATGGCCGCTCTCATCTTGATGGGTGAGTCTGACGAGCAAAGCCTAGAAACATTCATGGATAATCTCCGCACGTTTTTAGCTAAGTGACACGATTTAATGGAGTTAACGAATGACCAAGGACAGGATTACCGACGCGGATCTGCTGGTACTAATAAAAAAATTTATCGCCGACAATCCATCAATCCATGTGGCCGATTGCGATGATGTGATCGCAAAATTAATTGGCGTAGACAGTCCAAATTCATCTGAAGATTGACAAAGTCTTTTCAATGCGTAAACTTTGTGGTGAATCTTTTGATTTACTACACGGATATGCGACATGGACAAGACTTCTAAAGCCCACATATGGGCGACTCTCTCTGATGTAAACATCACCCCTCACTGTACTGAATCCGAAACGATTAACGGCAGCACTTTCCCTGCCGTTTCGTGGATGAATGCTCACGCTCTCATGATGGGCATTTTCCCGGAGTACACTTGGGAGTTCACCGAAGACCCTGAAGGTCGTGAAGTTCACTACTTCAACGATGGTACCTGCGAAGTACGGTGCCGGATGACGATCGAGGGGCACACTCAGATCACATCAAACATGGTAAGGGACGGCGGAGAGGTTGTTCGCAACCCTAATAGCTTTCAAATCAACACAGCGAAACAGCGATGCCGAGTCAAGGCTATGGCTGAGTTTGGTTTGGGCCATGAATTGTGGCTGAAAAACACCACGCCGGAACCGGTGGAGGAAGTGACTGACGAATCTTATGAGCCAGTGGCTGAGCCTCCTCAGGATCAAGACCCACAGCAAAAAACCGTCATCGACCGGCTATGGATCGGCAGCCTCGAGGAAATCCAAAAGGCTCGAACTAAAACTGCTGGGCAGAAGATGTTTGATCGTTACGTTAAGGCCCTCAAAACTCGAGGCCTTGAGGACTATCGCATCGACCGGTGGGAAGAGGTCTGCGAAAAGAAGGGGTGGAAAGTATGATGCACCCCCAAGGTTCCGAAGGCTGGCACAGAGCTCGTGCCGGCAAGATCAAAGCATCTACCTGCGTCGTATGGGAGCATATGCATCCTCACATGAGCGTACAGGAAGCTGTACGACAGGAAGTCAGGGCGATTCTAGGTGCCGAGTCTGAGTTTGTAACCAACCCTGCTGTCGAGCACGGCCATAAGATGGAAGACTACGGCCGCATCAAGCTAGAAGAGATTAACCGGTACAAGGTTGATGAGACCGGGCTGGTTGTTCACTCAGAGCATTCGTTTTTAGCTGCATCGCCAGACGGCTTGGTAGGTATCACCGGGGGCATAGAGATCAAGTGTCCCTACTACGCAAAGAAGCCTTACTCGGTATTCGAGGACAGCAAAATCATGTACCTGTGGCAGTGCTACATGGTCATGGAGGTCTGTGACTTGGATTGGATGGATTTCATTTGCTACCTGATCAAGAGCCCAACCGATGAAGGTCAGTGGCACATTGATAGGGTAGAGCGCAACTGGAACTTCCTTGATGAAGAGCTCCCCGGGCGCATGCTGCCGACACCCAGCAAGGGCACAGTGACTAGGCTAGAGCTGTACAAGGCATGGCACGACTTCATTCAAGAAGAAGCCGCCGACCCTGAACGCGCACAAAAGCACCTCGACCCAATCAAACCTGACTTTGAAGAGGTGGAGGACGGTGACCTGTCCTTGCTCGCCGAGGTACAGGGAAAGATCCATGACATCGAAGTGATCAACTATCAGACGCTCGGTGACCTTGATGCCCTGAAGCAAGAGAGAGATGCCTTAAAGAAAGAGCTGGTCAAGAAGTACAGCCGCTCTATCACTAACGGCAACATCTCGATTCAGGTCATACAGAAAACACCTCCGGTTGATTACCGAAGGGCATTCGACTTCCTTGGCGGGGAACAAGCCCTGCTCGAGAAAGATAGCTCGCTCGAAACTTTTAGACGAGCGAACAATTCACTTCAGTCCTCAATCAAATTTGGAGAAGACTAATGCAAAAGAAACCTACTGCCTTCGAGGCAATTAGCGCCGGTAAGGGGCGCCTTTACCCGCTAGATCGAGAGAAAAAACTTGAGAAGTACAACAAGCTCAAGCAATACGGCTGGTTCCAAGAGCTAGGCAAAGAGCAGCAGGCATTGAAGATTCCGAGCTTCGATGGATGGCTTAAGTTCGATCAAGAAATGATCGATAAGTTGCAGGGTGCCCTCGATATCAATCACGGCAACCCAATCAGGTACAACCTAGAGGTCGCTGAGCAGAAGCGCGATGGCGAAGTCTCTCAGTTAAACATTGAGTTCTGGTTGCCCAGCAAGCCATCAAACAATCCAGCTCCCGCTGCTGCCCCGGCTCCACAACAAGTTGACCTCCCAGAGGACGACATTCCTTTTTAAAAAGGTATAGGTATGGGTTTACGGGTAACACGAGCAGTCGACAGCATTTTGTATGGCGGCAAGGACATCGATCCTAAAAGTCCCGAGACCACTTACGAGCACAAGATTTGGGTTCGTCGGGTCCGGGACCATAAAGGGAAGCAAGATTGCCTGCTGAACATCATCTCTGATGACGGCTGTGTTGAACAACTTATGACTGTTGGGGGTGAGGCACTAGAAATTAGCCCCACAGTCACCATCTCTCTAGTAGGCATTCAGGAGTATTGGTACAAGCCTGATGACTATTGTGAGGAATGTGGGCGAGGCGACCCAATTAAGACGCGGGTCGTGCCACAAGCGCGGATCTTGGTGGAAGCGCCAAGGTCTTATGAAATCATTCGTAACAACGCTAGGAGTAAGCAGAAACGATGAGTGACCAAACTATTAGTATCGACGGTAAGTCGTACAACTTCGAAGAGATTGGAGAGCGACCACGCCAGATGCTGGCACTCGTTCAACAAGCTAACCAATCAATTCAGATCCTTGCACCCCTACTCGAGGCAGCTCGTGCGGGCGCAGATGCAACCTTGTCTGACGCCAAAAAACTTCTGCCCGAACCCCTCCCTCAAGAGGCGGAAGAGGTGTCAGAAGGCGAGGTTGTTAATTAGTCCTCGGGTTTACCCTTTCCCGAGTTCCTGACTGGCTTGGCACACCAGCGACTAGAAACGTGCTGCCCTTTAGAGTGGGCCCTTGTGATTTGGGGGCGGAAACGCCCCCTTTTTTTTGCTAAGGTTAGCCTGCGGTGCGGGGCTTCATACACATGGAGAGTTTTATGAAGTTCAAAGATGTAGCAGAGCGTTACTTAAAAATAAGAACACGACGAGGCAACGAGAAAAGTCGAGCGGCAAAACACGCGATCAATCAGATGGTCATTCGCTGGGGTAACAGAAATGTATCCACGGTTAGGGCCAAAGATATAAACGATCTGCAGGAGGAGTTGCTCTACGAGCAAGGACTCAGCAATGCCAGCGTTAACACGTACTTAAAATACCTGCGGTTGTTACTGTGCTATGCACGCGACAAGCTTGAGGTCATTGAGAACGTGCCTTCGATTAAGACCTTGCCTGAAACAATGAAGGAGTTGTATTTAGATCCTCAACAAGTGCGATCCCTATTGCGATGGTTAGATCCACTGAGAGCCGACATGGTGGAGTTTGCTTTGTGCTGCGGACAACGCAACAACAATGTGCGAACACTGCGCTGGTCTCAGATAAGCAAAGACAGGAAGTACATGTCGATTGAGTCTACCGAAACAAAGAATGGCAAACCTGCACTGATTCCCTTGAACGGTGACGCTAGAGAAATATTGCGAAGGCGTGAGCTGGCACAAGAGGAATTGGTTAAGAGACGACCGTTCTTGAGAGGCAAGATTGACTGTGTCTTTGTTCAGGATAACGGTAAGACGTTCAGCCGTAGCGCGGTCTGTAATAAGACTTGGCGGAAGGCTGTGGACCTAGCCGGACTACCGAAGGGGACAAGCTTCCATACACTGCGACACACGTTTGCTACTTGGCACTTTCAAGCACAGACGGACACTCGCGAACTGATGGAGATTGGTGGATGGCGTTCGATTAATTCGTTACAGCGCTACACCCACATGAACAACCTTCACAAGTTGGAAGCAGCGAGTCGCATTGAGGGCATGTTGCGAGCGAACTGAACCCTGATTTTGGGTACGTCGCACAAAACAAAAAAGTCGAAAGTTGTACACTGGATGGGTTCAAGCCCTTCAGAAACGAAAAACCCCTGAGAAATCAGGGGCTTAGAGAGCTTGGAGCGGGAAACCAGATTCGAACTGGCGACCTGTACCTTGGCAAGGTAAACCTACGGGTTTACTTATAAATCAATAACTTAGAGAAGCCTCGAACCGCAACGATTTCTCTAATGAGTTGAACCTATTCCTCCTCATCAAGGCTTTGAAGGTACCTAAATCTTCTTTGGTATTCCGAGCTTGTTGACTCACCAGTAAGAAAATCAGCCCTCTTGATGTAGCGCTTGAGTGAGCTATCGGAGATGTTGTACGAGCTAACATCACCTCGAGCAATTGCTTTTGCATCCTTAGAGCTGACACCGCCGTTCTTCAGAACCCTGATGACCTGCGCCTCATCCATGCCCGATCGTCGAGCTGCGCCTACCATTTTAATCATGTCCTCAAATGCTCTACGTCGTGCTCTAGATGCATTGCGATATGAGTCAGTGAGCTCCGCATCAGACACGTCGTTAACACTTCTGAACGTGTCAGTTAGGGTCTTAGCTGCATTGCGTTTGTTCTCATTAAACTCAAATGACTTGTAGTAAAGCGAGATCTTAGGATCAAGTGTGCTGACACGGAATCCAGCAAGAGCGGCAAGCTCATCGTTAACCTCATAACGTCGACCGGTGCCGCTTACATCACCGTTAACAGCCTTGGCCATTCGCGTGAAGTTGCTTACAAGTCCCGGGCTTAACTGCTTGATTAGATGGCCTGTAATGTCAGCTAGCTGGTCAGTAGCAGGCTCGGCTGGGTTATATACCTGAGAGCCGGTTTCCTTTTTGTTGAACCAAACTTCCTCGACCGCTTGAGCACCAATATCCTTGCCGAAGAAAGGAGTAAGCAGCTCTACTGTAGCCTGAACAATTGCATCGTCCATTGGCTGATCTCGAAGAAGCGCGTTGATTGGTCGCTTCCAATATGAGTATGGGTCTAGGGCTGACAGGTCA